ACCTAACGCTCTGGAAATCAGCAGACGAGTCCATCACCAAGCATTTGGCTGGTGCAATTACGGCCAAGCCTGGCCGTCCATCTTTCAAAATCACCGTTAAGGAATAAATATCATGGCTTTTCTCACCGAATCTTTCGATGTCAACGAACTTCCAGTTGGTAACACAGGCAGCTTTGAGCCGCTGCCTGCTGGTTGGTACACATGCACCATCTCCCAAGCTGAACTTAAAGATACTAAGGCTGGTAACGGCCAGTACATCAAGCTGCGCTACGACATCACCGGCCCAAGCCATCAGGGTCGTGTGGTGTTCGGCAACTTGAACATCAAGAACGCTAACCCTAAGGCCGAAGAGATAGGACGCCAGCAGTTGGGCGAGATCATGCGTGCTATTGGGCTGGCAAAGGTTGCCGATACTGACCAATTGATTGGTGGTCAGATTGCCATCAAGCTGGAGATCAAGCAAGATGCCCAGTACGGCGCAAGCAACGAGGTGCGGGGTTTTAAGTCAGTGTCCGGCAGCGTAGCGCCTGCGGCATCCAGCGTTATGCCTGCGTCAGCACCAGCGGCAGCCAGTGGAAAGGCTGCGCCACCTTGGGCTAAAAAGTAAGCAAAAAAATGCCCCGACTGGTTAAGGTCGGGGCTAAATCTACTTCAAGGAGAGAACAAATGAAAATTCCCCAACCCGATAATACCATTCAAGCGTTAATTGACAAGCAGCATGAAGCAAAGCCTGAAAAACCACGACCACACCTTGGTGCTAGTACGTTAGGCCATGTCTGTGACAGGTGGCTTTGGCTGTCGTTTCGGTGGGCGGTGCAGCCTGAGTTTTCTGGCCGTATCTTGCGTTTGTTTCGCAGGGGGAAGAACGAGGAAGTCACCATCATCAGTGACTTGCGTGCCATTGGGCTGGATGTCCGCAAGGTGTCAGCGCAGCACCGTGTTGACTTTGGCAGTCATGTCTCTGGATCGCTAGACGCCATCATTGACAAGGGCGTGCCCGAGGCACCAAAGGCCAAGCATGTGGCCGAGTTTAAGACGCACAGCAAGAAATCGTTTGATGCGTTAGCCAAGGACGGCGTGGAGAAGTCCAAGCCCGAACACCTTGTCCAAATGCAGGTTTACATGCATGGCACTGGCATTGATCGTGCGCTGTACGTTGCCATCTGCAAGGACGATGACCGCATACATACTGAGCGCGTCAAGTACGACAAAGATGTGGCCGAGAAGGCAGTGCGCCGTGGTCACTACATTGCATTGGCCGAACGTATGCCCCAGCCGATCAGCACTGACCCAAGTTGGTATCAGTGCAAGTTCTGCGATGCGTACAAGTTTTGCCACGAAACCAAGACCACTAAGCATGTCAATTGCCGCACTTGTGCTAACGCCACGCCAATGCCTGACAGCACTTGGCACTGCGCCAAGTGGGACGATGTGATTCCAGTGGACGCGCAGCACAAGGGTTGCGATTCGCATGTCTTGCACCCCGACTTAGTGCCTTGGCAACGCAAGGACGGGCCGGACGAATTTACTGCCGTGTATGAGATCAATGGCGTGACATTGGCTAACGGCGACCCAGAGCAAGAGGGCGTGTACTCATCCACAGAATTGCTGGCTAACGCTGACGCTTGCGGTAGCGGTGATCCGCTGATTGCTGAGATGCGTAAGACTTGGGATGCGCGGGTGGTGGGGTGAAACATGAAACAAAAACCATGCACCTCTTTGCTGGACACGGCGGCGGCCTCCTTGCCGACCTCATTCTCGGCCACCGACCAATTGCCGCTGTTGAGTGGGATGGATATGCCTGCCAAGTTCTCAGAGAACGAGCAGCCGATGGATGGTTTCCAGGCTTGCGAGTGCATGAAGGGGATGTCAGCTTGTTTGATCCATCCGAATACACCGGAATTGTGGACATCATTCATGCGGGCTTCCCTTGCCAAGACATTAGCGTCGCTGGAAAGCAAGCAGGCGTATCTGAGGGAACCCGATCAGGTCTTTACCGCGAAGTCCTGCGAATCGCTGGCGTGGTACGACCAAAGCAGTTGTTCTTGGAAAACGTATCAGCAATCCTTTCTAACGGACTCGGAACCGTACTCGGAGACCTGGCCGCGCTGGGGTATGACTGCCGGTGGCTCTGCATACGCGCATCCGATGTCGGAGCGCCGCATCACAGAGACAGATGGTTCTTACTTGCCTACACCAACAGTGACAACCGGAGCTCAAGTGGCTTGGGACAAAACGCCAAGGCAGACGGGCGGGACAAGCCTTGCGGGATGGGTGAATTATTTCCCAACGCCAACAACGATAGATGCGGGGACGGGTCGGTTCAATACATCAGTGGGCAGCTCGAATCACCGGCCAACGCTTGCAATGATGGCGAAAAAGGCACTATGGCCGACACCGACAGCGCACAACGCGAAGGAAACGGGAAGTCCTTCGCAGATGGAGCGCAAGACGGTGCAGTTGGGGGATTTGGTTGGTGGGAGTCTGAACCCGAGTTGGGTCGAGTGGCTCATGGGGTTCCCCATCGGGTTCACCGTCTCAAAGGGTTGGGTAACGCCCAAGTCCCGATCCAAGCCGCAGCAGCCTACCGCTTGCTCGGAGGACTTTGATGCTCCGTGACTACCAACAACGCACCATAGACCAGCTTTACGCATGGTTTAAGGAGGGCGGCAAGGGCAACCCTTGTCTGGTGCTGCCCACCGGCTCAGGCAAGAGTCACATCGTGGCGGCGCTGTGCAAGGACGCTTTGCAGAACTGGCCCGAGACTCGGGTGCTGATGCTGACCCATGTCAAGGAATTGATTGAGCAGAACGCTGAAAAGATGCGCCAGCACTGGCGCGGTGCCCCGATGGGCATCTACAGCGCAAGCATTGGCCGCAAGGACTTGGGTGAGCCGATCACCTTTGCTGGCATCCAATCGGTGCGGACGAAAGCGCACCAGTTGGGTCACACCGATCTGGTGATCATTGACGAGTGCCATCTGGTCAACCACAAGGATGAGGGCGGATACCGTGATTTGCTGGAGCAACTTAAAGCAATCAATCCTGCGCTGCGCGTGGTGGGGTTGACGGCCACGCCATACCGTCTTGGGCATGGCCTGATCACCGACAAACCTGCGCTGTTTGACGCGCTGATTGAGCCAATCAGCATTGAGGAATTGATTTACAAGGGCTACCTGTCAACGCTGCGCTCAAAGGTCACCAGCGCCAAGCTGGATGTGACTGGCGTGCATAAGCGCGGCGGTGAGTTTATTGAGTCCGAGTTGCAGGCAGCGGTGGACAAGGATGACAAGAATCAGGCGGTGGTGCAAGAGGTCATTGCACTGGCCGGTGATCGCAAAGCATGGCTGTTTTTCTGCGCTGGCGTTAAGCACGCGCAGCACATTGCGGACGCGCTGAATCAGCAAGGCGTTGCGGCTGAGTGCGTGACCGGCGAGACACCAAAGAAAGAACGCGAGCGCATGATTGCCGACTTCAAGGCTGGCCGCTTGCGTGCGCTTACCAATGCCAATGTGCTGACCACCGGCTTCGACTACCCTGACATTGACTTGATTGCCATGCTGCGGCCCACCATGAGCGCCAGCCTGTATGTGCAGATGGCTGGGCGCGGGATGAGGGTCAAGAGTCACACCGATCATTGCTTGGTGCTGGACTTTGCTGGCGTGGTGTCAAGCCACGGGCCGATCACCGCCGTCCAGCCCCCAAAGAAGGGTGGTGATGGCAATGGCGAAGCGCCAGTCAAGGTTTGCGATGAGTGCGGCGAGTTGTGCGCCATATCAGCGTCTGTTTGCTCGGCCTGTGGTCATGCCTTTCCAGCCCCAGAGCCAAAGAAACTCAAGCTGCACGATGACGACATCATGGGGCTGGAGGGGCGTGATCTGGATGTAACAAGCTGGACATGGCGCAAGCACATAAGCAAGGCATCGGGCAAGGAAATGCTGGCAGTGACTTACTACGGCGGCTTGAGTGATCCGGCGGTGACCGAGTACTTGGCCGTTACGCACGATGGCTATGCGGGCCAAAGCGCTTTGCAGAAGCTCGTAACCATAGCAGAACGGGCTCAGATCAAGCCAGGTGGCCTTAATGTGCAGTCGCTTGAGGAGATGGCAGCCAACATGAATCAAGCGCAGCCACCGAACAGCATTGAATTTAAAAAAGATGGCAAGTTTTTTCGCGTAATGCGTAGGCGGTGGGCATGACTGTTGAAGAACGAATGAGCAACGCTCAAAAGCTCAAGCATTGCGATGTTTGCAAGCTGGACGCTGACCCGAAGGGCGGCATTGATGTCAGGGCCAAGTGGTATTGCGGAAAGTGCTGGATGAAATTTACACAACAACGGGGGATGAAATGAAAATACAAATAGGCGATGCGACTCTTTACCTTGGCGATTGCATGGACATTTTGCCTACGCTGGGCAAGGTGGATGCGGTGATTACTGACCCGCCTTATGGAATTGGTATTGACCGAGCGATGGCTGCTAGTAGCGGTCGCATAGTAGGCAAAGGTGTAGCAAAAGGCACTTATGTTGCATCAGGTTGGGATGATGCGCCAATGAGTTTAGACCTTGCTAACTTAATAATGTCGAAAGGTGAAAAAATCATTTTTTGGGGTGGAAATTATTATGGCTTGCCAGCTAGTCAATGTTGGTTGGTTTGGGATAAACGTGTAAATGGGCATTTTGCAGACTGTGAACTTGCATGGACAAACATGAGCAAGCCAGTTCGCAAGTTTGAGTGGATGTGGAATGGGATGCTTAGACAAGGCAAAGAAGAAAGAAATGGGCATCCAACACAAAAGCCATTGGCATTAATGTCTTGGTGTATCGAACAGGCAGAAAACCCACAAACCATCCTAGACCCCTTTATGGGCAGCGGCACTACAGGCGTGGCGGCAATCCAGCTAGGCCGCAAGTTCATCGGTATTGAACGCGAACCCAAGTACTTTGAAATTGCCTGCAAGCGCATAGAGCAAGCCGTGGCGCAAGGCCAACTATTTGCACCAGAGCAACCCAAGCAAACGCAGGAGACATTGATATGAGACAACCAGAGCCAGAGTTTTTGATCCAGTGGCGCGAGTGGGACAAAGCAGGCCCACCAAGGTGCTGCCACACCTGTGAGCATTACGGCGTTGATGGCTTGTGCGTTGAGTTCTTTATCCCACCGCCACCAGAATTTGCCAATGCCGTGGGCGAGTGCGACAAGTGGGAAAGAGAGGTGCCGTTTTGACCGAACGCATAAAAACCGAACATGAAGAACAAAGAGAGTTCGTGCGCTGGTTTCGCCAAGGCTACAAGGGCGTGCGTATATTTGCTATCCCAAATGGCGGGGCTAGAAGCATGGCTACGGCTGGGCGCTTGAAGGTTGAGGGCGTATCGCCTGGCGTGCCTGACCTATTCATTCCAGACTGGCGCTTGTGGGTGGAGATGAAGCGCACCAAGGGCGGTAGCGTGAGCGCCGAGCAGAAAGATTGGATCGCCTATCTGGAGGGCTGTGGCTACACCTGTTTTGTGGCAAAGGGGGCTGATCAGGCTAAA